TTCCAGATCGTTGCCGTACAATGCCGCCACCTGCATGGCATCGCAGTTGTTCTTGATGACTTCCCACTGGGTTTCCTTGTGGTATGTATCTGAAGCCCACGTCTCTCCGCTGGGCCGAATGATTTCACCGCTGGATACATTGCACTTGTAGAAAATGGACTCATACCGTATGGCGGCATTCTCGAACAGTTCGGGGAGCTTGTTCATGACCATGAACCGCTCGGATGTCTCCGTAAATTCAATCACGTCGCCGGCAGCCGCATTCGTATCGTAGGACAGCATCCCGCGCCTGAAATGCTCCAGGGTAATCGGCTTGGTCGCCTGGCTGGTCAGGTCGTAGACGCCATACTCGCCGGACACGTCGCCGCTGTCGCGGATAATCGCGTACGCCGCGCCGACTTCCTCCAGCACCTCCTTGATGTCGTCACCGATGCTCACGGCCTATGAGTTCTCATTCGGGTGTATCAGGGTCAGATTGTCGTCGTCGTATGTCAGGTCGCGTCCGGTTTGATCGTCGTATGCAAAACCGGCATCCACCTTGTGGCCATACTGTTCGTAGGCGCTCACATCGGCAAACTGATACGGATCATCCTGCTGCGCCTTTTCAAATGCAGCGTCCAGCTTGTCCACCAGGCTGGAGTAATGATCAAACCGATGCTGAAGGTGAATATCCTTGTATCGGAACTTGGATGCGGATTCAGACATCAGGAAGAAAAACAGATGCCGCTTGCTCCGCTCGACCAGCCACTTCACCTTGAAGTCGCTCGTCTGGGGCATAGACCATCCCGTATCCCGTTCAGCCGCGTCAATGGCATTCGAGTAATCGTCGTCCGCCAGACTACCCGTCAGTCCCTTCACTTCCTGCTGAAGCAGTGTCGTCAATTCCGCTTTGGTCATCGATCTGTCTCGCCGCCTCTTTTATCCGCGCCAACACGTCGGGCTTTGTCGGGGGGCTTTTGCGCCACCGGCTGACTGTCACATACGTTACGTCAAACAATCGGGAAACTTCCGCTAAACTGCCTTTTGCTTCGATGAGTTTTTCCAGCTCCGGAAAAACAAATTCTTCGGATGGCGTCTCTAATGCTTTGGTCTCGTTTACAGGTTCCGCCGCGACAAACATGGGTTCCTCGGCCACGGCGTCCACAACCCTCTCCATAGGGCTGGGCAACACTTTCACGACTTTTGATCCAGCATCGATTTCCTGCTGAATGTCTCTTGGAAAAGGGGAGACGGCATCAGACAATACCGTCCCCTTCTTCCAGAGCTTATCGCCTTTCAAGTTGCATAACAGTTCGACACGCATGTCGATTGGCCTCCTTGCTACACAGGTTCAATCTCGACAACGACCGCCAGATTGGCCATCTCGGTCGTCGGAGACGGGGTTCGGGTCAGGGTCATGTCGTACGTGATTATGTCCCCCTGCGACACGCTGATGTTGTCTGCATCCAGCGCCCGCACCGTTACGCCGGTGTCGCTGTCGTTCTTGGTCGTTTTGTTGGTCGACGCCTCGCCACTCACATGAGCGATGACGGGGGCCGTGGACAGGCATGTCGTCCCATTGATCTTGACGTCCACGGTCAGGGACAGCGTATTGCTGTCGTCTTTCCCGCTTCGTCCAACGGAAATCCACACGTCCGAAATGTTCCCGCCGATATTGGCCGCCCCAAGAGGCACGCCAGTCGCATTGGTGGTGAGTTCTCCAGACTGGAAGGCCATCATGGGCGAGGTACTGTTCGCCGCCCACTGCCGCTTTGCCGCCGGGGAGGGATAGGGTCCCAATTTTTGATCCATACCATCACCCCCTTTATGCAACGTCGAGTTGGTAAACTGCGTCCTCGTGATACAGCACGGGCAGGCCCTTATCCTCAACTCGAATGAAAACGCCTTCAGGATCGTCTTTCTGCCACCTGTTTACCTGCTGGCCCCATTTGCGGGAAAGCGTATGCGGGCAGCTCATAAACTCGGCAATCGGATCGCCGTCCACGTTGTCGGCCCACATTACAAACTTGTCCGTAGGAACGAACTTCTTGGTCATATAAACCAGGTCTTCCGTGGCCTTGTATGAAGAAGTCAGGGTCCCCGTACACGTAATGGTGCTCGCATTCGTGTCGATTGATGCAATGGTTAGGGTTTCTGTCGTGTTCGCAGACACATCCAGGCATGTCAGCGTACCGCCCACCTCAAAGTCCGTGGTGTTGTCCACGTACACGGTCGGGCTGGCGCCGGCAGACAGGGCCGATGTGAGGAACGAACGGATCTGGAACGCTTCATCGTACAGGTGCATATTGGGAATGCCCACAAGGCTCCCAATGACGCCCAGCGGATTGGTGAACAGGTCGCCGTCTCCGTAGGACGATTTCTGCATAAGCGTCTGGATCGTATCATCGAAGATCATATACTTCAGGACTTCCGTGGTGAAGATGGCGTGGTTCAGGACGCCGGCGTTGGCATTGCTCACAGCGAGCTTCGCATCGAAGATGTCGCTGGCGATGTTTCGCTTGGTCCCATCGCTCCACTTGTAGTCCGTCCCCAGGGAAACCTTGTTGTCGTCTGGTATACCGTAGTCCAGCGTGATGTAGGCGCCCGTATAATCCTCATACGTAAAGCCGTCGTTGCACAGCATCTGCGCAATCATCCACTCTTTCCGGCGGTAGGAACGGTTGCTGAGGTTCCTCACCTGATTGGCAAGGGTTCGGGCCGATGCTTGATAGACCCGGTCTGTTCCAAGCTGACGGATATTGTTCAGGAAAGAACTTCCAAAGAACGAACGCTCCTTCCAGAACGCCGCCTGCGCAGAATGACTTGAACTGCCGGGGACCGTCGCATCCGGGGCCTCGGCGTCCTCAGACGCAAACGGGGTCAGCCCCCTGCTTCCAATCTGAGATTCCCACTCGACATTGTCCGACTCATACTGCGTTTCACCAAACATCTTCTGTAAAATCAGGTTTGGCGGGGCCATATATTTCGTGACCAGCTTGTTCAGCACGGTCAATCTCAATTCAGGGATATCGCTAATACTGATAGGCATATCGTTTCACCTCCTTTCGCTATCGGCTACAGGACCAGATACGGACCATTCTCAGTGGCCCAGCTCAGGTCTGCCAGAGCGTCTGCATTGTAGTTATACAGACAGTTTTTGTAGAGCATGGCATTCTTGATAACCAGCGCGCCCTGCGCGCCCTTGGCGTCTTCTCCGGTGCCCGTATCCACGGTTGCCTTGAGAATGCCTTTGGCGCATACATACGGACTGGCCGTAGCGCTCTGGATCGTCACCAGCCCACCCTTTGCGATGGTCTCCGAACCAAACGAATTGGTTACAGTGATCCCGGCAATATGGGTGTAGGTGGTTCGATCAATAGCGGTAATCGCCCCAAGGTCAGTCGGGCTCAGGTCGCTGTCGCCTGCCACCAGATGGTCGCCCACGGCAAACTTGTAACTGTCGTCCATGGTCACATATCCGGTCGTGTTGGTGCTCGGGTCAGCCACCAGCAGGGCCGCGCCGAAAAGGTACGACACCCCCGCAGCCACGTTGCCCACGGCATCCAGCCCGGTATAAGGCACATACTGATCCACACGGTCGGTGCTCTCAGTGATGATCCCCATCACGGCGCCGGCCCTAATCACGCCGTACCCGGCAGGGATCGTGATGATCTTTGCCAGGGCCTTGTCGGGATCGCTGTAGAACAGCCTCTTCAGATCCTCTTGAGACCCGCGATTGATATACGCTGTATCTCCTAACGGCATCTAACTCACCTCCCTCCGGTCTCCGCCTGAAAGAGCAAACAACTGATCGGCCAGCGAATCCTCCGACCCTTCGTCTTTCTTCTTGCGGGCATCTTCGTCAACGGTCTTGACGGACACGCCAAAACCCATTACGTTTGAAGTCACGCCACGGTCGGTCCAGTCCTTGATTTCTTCATCAATCGCAGACTGAAAAGATTCCGTATCCAGTGCGCCCTCATTGACAAACTTCTCATAGTTGACCTGGCTCATCACCTTGTCGTGAAGTCTGTCCGGGATGTCGCTGTTGGACAGCTTTTCCCGCCAGATGGCGCCTGCCTCGAACTTCAGTTCCCTCTCCCGTCGGATGGCCTCTGCCTTTTCAAGCGCGGCAACCTTTTCTTCAAACTGCGTACGCTCCTCTGAGAAACCATTCCGTTCCTGAGCCAGCTTTTCTTCCAATTCTTTTTTCTCCTTGCTGAACTGGGCCTTCAGGTCTTCTGTGGTGTTGTCCACGATTTCCTTCAGAAGCTCAGGATGCTCCTTGCTGAACTGCTCAAAATCCATTCCCTTCACCTCCTTCTTATGTTGGGGTTCTTTTGGGTCGCTCTCAGGAGCGTTGACAATCTCATTTAAGGCCACCTCAACCTCGTCACTGGCGAAGGCAGCGGATTTCGTATTTGAATCGTAGCCAAACACACAGACAGACGCCTCTTTGAAAGTGCTTTCCCACCAGATGGTGGCCGGTCCTTGAACGGCCATGCCGTTGACCTCGGATTCTTTCCCGTCCGGTATCTTCTCGATCACGGACGGGGACGCATAGATGCTGCTCTGAAAAGGGAAGCCGTCTTTGGAAAGCCGCCTGAACTCATTGCTCTCCGGGGTGTCCACAAAGGTCGCGTTCCTGACCACCAATGCGCCGCCGTCAACCTCCATAGAATCGGCAAACCCGATTTTTTTCTGAGTGTCGTGGTTTTCCAGAATGGGGTATCGTTCCTTGGGAAACGACATGCCGTTCAGATCGATGGCAAGATCGCCCCAGAACCAGTGTTTGGGGATGACGCCGCCGGAATAGGCCACCATCAAAAGCTCGTCCTGGTTCTCGTCCACGGCTTTTGCCTGAGCAAAACACTCATGGTCCATGAAATGAAGTGCCGCCTTGGGCATGGTTTTCTTTTCAAACGTCATGGCCTGTTTCTCCTTGCATTCCCCGGCATTGGACCCGCCCGGCTTCTTGCGGTCTTCGGTTACGCCGAAATGGTCATCATGGGCTTTGGGATCGAAAGTCATTTCCGTTTACCCTTCCCAACCTTCTGCTGATCCTTTGCGGGCGTTCCGCCTCGCCCCTTGTTGGCTCTCTGGCCCTTGCCTGAGCCGTCCTTCTTGGGCACGCCTTTCTTTGCCACGTCCTGATCCTCCTGCGATTGATCGTCATTGTCCCTGGCCGGTTCCGCCTGTTCCTGCTCCTGAATGCTCTCGGCATCCAGCACCAGCGGCAGTTCAGGGTATTTCTCTTTTTCCGCCTCGAACCTCAGCCTCAGATTGGCGTAATTGCCAAATCCCATCTTCCTGGCAATCTCAGACAACGGGATTCCCAACGTATCGCTGATGGCCGCATGCTTGACCCCCAGCATGGCCCTGGCGCGGGCCTCCAGATCGTTGACCTCGGATGTCGGGAAGCTGATGTCGATCAACTGCTCCGGTCGCTTCTGCACATACTTGAATACCGGCTCGTTGTTCTTGAACTCCACGGCCTCACGAATACGAAAGATTTCCTTGAATCCGGTCAGCTTGGATTTAAGGAAAAAGATGCTCCCCCAGAAGTCGTTCTTGAGAAACCGCTCGAAATACGCCACTTCATCGGCAATCCGGTCGCTCATGGGACCACGGGATTCTTTGACGGACGCAAACGTCCCCTTGCTCTGGCCGGTCGCCACATCTTCCGGCTCGTTCAGCCCAGCCGTGACCATGTGCAGGATATCCGTGTCCGATTCAGATATGTTCGGGAGGTTCGGGTTCAAGACCTTCATCTCCATGTTCGGCCCCAATATCATCGTGCCGCCGGGGGTCTTCTTGGCCGCAATGCCGGTCTTGCGCCGATCTGCATCCGACATCTTCATCCACTGAATCCATGATTTCGGGTCCGTGAACTGAATGGCCCATACATACGATCCCACAGACTTTTTCCAGTCGATCTCATATTGCTTGAGCATCTCATAGTGCTCGATCCACTTCAGGACCGTCCGCACGTGACCGATGTTCCGCATGGTGACCATGGACTTGTCCCACGACACCACAAACCGAAAAAACCCGCCAAGTTCTTTGAATTTCTTTTGCGAACTCCGGCTGCCGCTCAATTTATCGCTTGAATATCCGGGATGCCTTCTCGCTTCCTTGATCCAGTCGGGATACCGGGCAAGGAAGATGGACGGCACCTGTTCGTCAATCTGATTTACGTCGTCTTTGATGCAGTAGACCAGCGGGGTCGTGGTCTTGTTCGGATGGGCAATCACGCCGGAACCATCGTCGAAGCTGGACCGGATCGCTGACGGATCGATAAAGTCCACCTCGATAAATCCATCTGAATGGCATGTCAGGCACAGAAACAGCTCGCCTTCAATCACGCTCCGGGCGACATATTTGGGATAAAAGTTGTAAAGCCGGTTTCTTGGGTCCAGCTCGATTTCCTCGATAATGCGCTGGATGTCGGCTACCTCTGAACTGGTGCTGAACCCCATTCCCGCAAGACGCCCCACAAGCCCTTTGATGGCGGTGGCCACCTGCGGATTCTGCGTGGCCTTCTGAAAGCAAAGCTCTTGTAGAACGTCTCGGGTCAGGGAGGGGTCATCTTTGCCTGTTGCGGCAATGGCCATTTGACCGGTATCGGGGTCCCGGTACGTTTGGCCGTCGGGGTCATACTGCCAGGGGACAGAGAATTGCATCTCTCTGGCGATTACCTCAAGGTATTCGTCAGGGACATCATCTATGGTGAGTTGCTGCTGTTGGGTATCGTCAGACATCAACCATTACAAAATTGTGTAAACGGTGGAGTAAAGATACAATTTTGTAATATGATGGATGAATCTATACAGAAATGTCAACAATAAAGTGACTGATAGGAAAACAAGGCGTGTAAAGTGTCGAAATTAGAACAGTTTTTCGTGTGGGACAAGACCTTCTTTTCGTGCAAGGCGGTCCATTTCAGACAAAAAGCAGAGATTCCATCGTTTGGCAAACCGATGCGGGCCTTCCCATTGCTGCGGGCGCTTCCCTTCTTCACGGTTTGCATGCGCCTCGGCCATCGGAATGAGGCGGTTCCTTGCATTGGCGTATTCTTCGTTGGTCATTTTATGGTTTTCTCCATGCTTTTTTAATGTTCACCGATAATTCCCCCACAACCCCGGCGCCGGGAAGAACGATCCGAAATCAATCCCCCCCTTGCGCTCTCGGAAGTCCATGACCGACAAGACCCGCCCGGCATACACTGCGCCGCCCAGAGTGAACATCACATCATCCTGCGCGCCGTCCCTCATGAACTTGTCCCGGCTTCCGAAAAAGCCTGACTTTCTCCCCGGCATTGGCGGTTCGTGATCAAACGCCTCAGCCTCTTCCTCAAAGATATCGTCTCGGATATACCCGGCCACGGCCACCGGAGGGATTTTCAACCTGCCGTCCCTGGCCGCCGTAAACAGCTCCGAGAACATGGCCTTCTGCCGGTCATACGTCGCCACCCACAATTCAAGGCCGATATCCCTCTCCTCGCACCACGGGGCCAAATCCCATGCGCCCCATCGCTCGCCGCCCAGCATATCCATCCCATCGAACTCATCATGAATCAACTGGAACTGATTCTTGATCCCCTCCAGAGAATGATCTTCCACATTCGCCAAATGAACCACCACGTAGATATATGCCGGGGCCTCGCCGTCCGCTGCAATAAATGGATTGGTCCGGCTTCCCATCAAGCCTTTGGCCACGCCCGTCACAATGGTGCGGGCCGAGGTCTTTTTCTTCATGGGATCGCCACGGTCAAGGGCGCCGATAATCGCCCAGTGGGTGTCATAGATATCGCTCAAACGATTCAGCTCATCCTTTTCCGCCATTCGAGGTCGATTCTGCGGGGTCCTCAGCCTGTAAATATCTTCCACCGGCCACAACCGTCGCTCCGCCTCTTTCACGCGGGGATGGTACACCGCATCCCCCAGTTGGCCATCGATCTTCATCCTGTTTTCAGCATCCCGGTATTTCCTGAGATTCTTGATCAGGTCGATCAATGACCGTTGCGTATTCACGGCATGGTCCACCCCTAAGTAGTGGGTCGCTTCCACGATATCCGGGGTAAACACCTTTTCCCCGCCCGCTTCCCACACGTTTAGAAAAAACCGCTCAAACTCCCCAAACGGAAACTTGGCCCGGTATGAATCCAGTTGGGCCTGCGTCATATTGGGGTTCCAGTAATCGGCAGGATCGCCTTTGGCGCTGTAGCGGTAAGAGACATACAGGGTCGGGTCTTTCTGGCGGGTAAAGGTGTCGTACAGGCGGTAAAGCTGATGATTCTTTTCTGAAACCGTCGAATCGATGCACCCCATGGCATTGGGGATATTTCGTATGGAGCCGTCAAGCTGGACAAAGAAATCCGACTTTCTTTGCTGAAACATCTCCGAAAAGGTATATGAGTTGATATTCGATACAATCCCTGAAAAAGATGAAATGGTGCGGATCTCCGATTGCGCGGCGCCGTGCTTGTCAAAAAAATACAACCCTTTTTGCTGAACGCCTTTTCGCCCTACTTCGGCCAGCAGCCTGGGCGAATGCAGGACGATGCTCTTCATGATGTCGTAGTGGACAAACTGCACCTGGTCCTTGGAATTGGCGCCGCACACGATCTTCTGGCGGGGAAAGTTGAAAAAGCGGAACAATTCAATCAGGCATACGATAAAGCTCTTGCCTTCCCCCCGAGGCCAGCAGAACACCAGCAGGCGATGCTTAAACCGTCCATTCTCCATCTGGAGGGCTTCCCGGAGCACGTCCTTCTGGCCTTCCCACAGATCGCGGTAACTTCGGCCTGTTTCCGGATGCTTCTCGCGGGGAAGGTCTCCCAGGGGCACCCACGTTGACACGGACGATCCAAACGGCACGATGCTGACATTGACCTTTTCTTCGCA